TGCACATTTTCAAAGGCAGGCAGATTTAATTCATAGTTTGCACGTTGCATCTCAACCAATGCTTGTAATGGAAGGATATGATGACCAGACCAAAGATTTAGCTATATCTGTCAATTATGCAATGGCAACTCAGCCTGGAAATAAAGTTTATTATGTAGAACCAGCAAGTAGTGCTTTTGATGCTCAATCTGCTGAGATTAAGGAATTACAGATGCAAATGGCTACTTTAGGTATCAGTACATTGAGTCAACAAAAGTTTGTAGCTGAATCTGCTGATGCAAGACGTCTGGATCGTGTAGATACTAATTCTATGCTTGCAATGGTATCTATGGAATTGGAACAGAAGTTGCAAAAAGCATTTAATTTATCTGCTGATTATGTAGGTATCGAGCCACCAGAAGTAAAGATCAGTAGAGACTTTGATATTGAAAGATTGATTGGACAGGATATCACAGCATTAACTTCCTTGTTCGACCAACAGGTAATAGATAGAGATGAATTTAGAGACATTTTGGTGCAGGGTGAAGTGCTACCAACGGCTAATGAGGCCAAATCTGAATAGTTTGTTAGAATTAAAGACAAATA